AACCGTCCTCCTAACCCAAATCCCTGAACGCCTATTCACAGGCAACAACGTCCTCCTGTACAGGGCCATCGAATCCCTCCACAAAGCAGAGCGAGAGATTGACATCGTTACCGTCTACAAACACCTCGCAGACCAAGGCCAAGCCCACGTCCTACTTGAAGGCATCGACCCCGAAGCAGGGCTTGTAAGCAACTGGAAGACATACGCCTCCGACCTGCACGACCTTTGGAAGGAGAGGGAGGAAGCGAGAATCATGGAAGAACTTGCCCATGACCGGGACATCCCCAAAGCCTTCCAACGCTATCAATCCATCCAAGCCGTCGAATCCAACGCCTCCGAAACATCTGCACACGAACTCGCCAAGGACTTCCTTGCTAACATGAACGAGGTCCGGGAAGGCAGACGGAAGGACCAAATCTACCAAACCTTCATCCGACCGCTTGACAACATCTGCACCGGGTTCAAGCCATCCGAGTTCATCCTCGTGGGTGGTCGTCCGGCAATGGGCAAGACCCTGCTCGCCCTCCAAATAGCGATGAATCAAGCCATGGCCGAAATCCCCGTCGTGTTCTTCACGATGGAAATGAGTGCAGACCAACTGACCCAGCGGATGCTTTCCAACCTCGGAACGATGGACGGCTCTGCATTCCTAAAACCCGACGAGCGTATCAGCACCGAGCAGTACCTGACCTTGGCCCAAAAGGCTGACCAACTCAAAGGCAAACCTCTCTACATCGTGGACCTGCATCAAGCAAACCTCGACCGAATCGAGGGCGAGATAGCAAAACTCAAGGCCAAGTTCGGAATCGTTGGTTTCTACCTCGACTACCTGCAACTCGTAGAGCCTGCGAAGATTGACAAACCCAAGCCCAAGATTGAGCAGATGACCAACATCAGCAAGCAACTCAAAGCAATCTGCAAGAGGCAGAAGGTCTTCGGGGTTGTTGTTTCTTCGTTATCACGGGCAACGGAAGGCAGGGCAGACCATCGGCCTATCATGTCCGACCTTCGAGAAACCGGGCAACTTGAGTTCGATGCCGACAAAATCGCTTTTGTTTACAGACCCTACGAACACGACAAGAATGCAGAGCAGGATCTTATGGAGGTCATCTTCCGAAAGAATAGGAATGGCAGCCTTGGAATCGCACAAGTCCAATGCCAACTGCCCTACACCAAAGCCAACGAATATCCGCTATGACCCCCGAATACACTCTCCAAGCCGCCTGCGTCAAGTTGTTCAAACTCCTAAAGCCCCACGAAGAAGGGCGGTTGTTCCTAAACCTAAACAACCCACGAAGCCGAACGAACGGTCATTTTCTCAAAGGCATCGGCCTGACCGCTGGAGTGGCCGACATGACCTATCTATCGGACAAAGGGGCCATCTTCCTTGAGTTCAAGGCCAATAAGGGCAAGCAGTCCCTCTCGCAGAAGTGGTGGCAGGGAGTGGTCCAAGAGGCAGGCTACCGATACGAGGTCATCAGGAGCGTGGAGGATTTTCAAAACTTAATCACTCAATTATGATAGTCATACCAATCACAAACGAACAAAGGGTAAGGGCTAATGAATTATACGATTTTAAAGTTTTAAACAACTCAATTACAAGCGGTAAAAGCAATATTTACGGGGCCATTGGAGAGATAGTTGTCTATGATTTTTACAAAAAAAGGGAAGCAAAAATTGACAATGAGGCAACCTATCATTATGATTTAATTATCAATGATTTTAGAATAGACGTAAAAACCAAAAGAACAACCGTTTATCCTGAAGAGCATTTTTTGTGCAGCATTTCAAATCATAATATCAACCAAGAATGCGATTTCTATTTTTTTGTTAGGGTCTTAGAAGATATGCGAACCGGGTTTTTATTGGGCTATAAATCAAAGGATGATTTTTTCAAGAACGCTCAATTTAATGAAAAAGGAAGTACCGATGTTAATGGATGGGTTTTTAAGGCCGATTGCTGGAACCTTCCAGTCAAAGATTTAGATAAATTTAAAAAGTAATTACAACCAATTAAACCAAACAACTAAACCCCCAAAACATGAGAAAATTAACTTTAGACCACAACGGCCATTGCGTCATTGACGCAACGCTTGAGCATACTGGCTTTCAAGGAGGCCACGCAGGACACGGAGGATATGTGGCTATGACCTTTCAAGATTCAGGGTCAACATCAATGGAATGCTATGTGAACGACGACACATCAAGGGTTGAGCCAGTAAAAAAGATTGAAATGGTTTTTAGAGGCGACGACGAAAGAAATGGCTTGATTAAGATACTCAAAGCCTTTGTAAGAGAATTAGAAGAAAACCCTACCTGTTAGGTCGCAAGTGTGGAATAGTTGTGTAGATTTGTTCCATGGCCCGACTACTCCTGCTGCTCCTGCTGACCGCCTGCACCAACGACCGCCCTTGGAAGGTGATTGAGGTCCGAGCCAAGGGTAACGCCTGCGAGTATGTGCTATCCCGTAGCAACGGATTCGGGCCGCAAGTCAAGACCCTGACCGATTCGTGTGGGAGGTATCGGTTGTTTGAAACTATACCCAATCGGATATAATTTATAGAAAAACCCAAAATTTATACGCATTCGGGTATAATGCATAGAAAAACCCAAAAACTATACGCAATGAGATTTCAAAAAAAGAAAATTACAGAAGAAGTAAGAGGTATTTTAGGAAAATATCTTGACGGTACTGAAAAAGAGTTTAGAGAAGCAACCGAAAAAATTGTAAATCTAATTCAATTAGAACACGCTCAAAAAATTAGATTAAAAGCTGAAAGAGATAATGCGCTTATTTCTGCTGACAAGTCTGATGTCTGGCATTCATTGTGAACCAATCGTCAGCCTCTGGTCTTACCAAACCTCCCCCAGCGTCAGCCTATAAACTGACCAATTAAACCCCAAACCCATGCCGTCATCTTACCGACCATTTCGTTGACACCACCCAAATGCTAAACCCCAACCCATGAAAACCACACCCACCGACTTCCGACGCTGGCAACTGCACATCCGCAAGGAGTGCGTCAACTGCTCAAAACCCGACCGCTCCGAAACCATCAAGCCTTGGTCCGTCAACTGGACCCTGCTCGGTCGTATCCTCCAAGCCAAAAACGCCTGACCATGGAATGGGTAAAATGCTTGGACCGAATGCCGACACCTTACGAGCCTGTCCTGATATTCACGACCGACATGAATCAAGCCTACGCATGGCTTGGAGATGGCCGTTGGTACTACGAACACCAAACGTGGTTCCTAATCGAAGTGAGCCATTGGATGCCATTACCTCCTAACCCGTTCTAACCATGGACCTAATATCACGCACCATCCTCGGATATACCGCAGAGGTTGTCGGGGTCAGCCCCGATGATATATTGAGCGAAGTCAAGACCCAAGAACTGGTCCTTGCTCGCAGCATCTTTGCCGACATCGCCTACTCGGAGTACCTCTACACCTACTGCCAAATCGGGCGAATCATCAAGAGGAACCACGCAACGGTCATGCATAACCTCGAAATCCTTGCGATAAACATGAGGGCAAGGCCGGACATCAAGTTCCTGCGTACACAGGTTTTAAACAGGACACGGGATTTTTTGCAACATTAACAACAACCCCCTCCATCTTTGCGTGAGTGAACGCAGAGGCTACCATCCTTGACCTTTATCGCAGCGGAGAAATCCGCAAGGCTTGCCTCACCATTACGGGGGGCAATCCGCTTTGGAAGGACCTCGAACAAGAGGTCGTCCTAATCCTGCTCGAAAAAGACCCCGACAAGATTACCAAGATGCAGGTGCAGGGTTACCTGCGTTTTTACATCGTTCGCCTGATAATGAACCTTTACAGGGGCAACAACAACCAGTTCGCCAAGAAGTACCGACACCACGACGAGAGGGTCGAGGTGGACCCCGAAACCCAAGAACTAAGCAAGGACTACGACTCCCTGCTTGATGACCTTTGGGCTATTGCCCAGCAAGAGATGGACTCTTGGGCCAAGGATGGGGCGTTCCCCTACGACAAAGAACTGCTCAACCTACTCATGCAGACGGGGAATATGAAAGCCATGAGCCGGGAAACGGGCATCCCGTACCGGAGCATCATTTACTCAATAGAACAGGCCAAGGCCAAAATCAAAACCGCAATCGAAGCCAATGGATATACTGGTTTTTCCAATCCTGATTAGTGCTTTAGCGACCCTTGCGGTCGTGGAGTTCCGGGTGCTGCCTTCGTGGTTCTACGCTTTGCCATTCGCCAAGCGGAAGCCGTTTAGTTGTATGACCTGCTTTGGGTTTTGGCTTGGGGTGTTGCTGACCCTGCCGACCTGCCAATGGTACTTGGCCCCTATCCTTGGCCTCGCCTCATCTGCCACCGCAATAATCATTCGGGAATGGACCTTCAAATGACCAACGACCAGTTCGTAATTGCCCAGAAGCATCGCAAGTACTGGGACCAATATGTGGCATCCCTAACCATGCGACTACCACCTGATGCGGTTGGTGAACTGCAAGCCATCCTGACCGCTCACGGACGACCGCCTACGAATTGGTGGTGTGCGGACTGCGTAAAATCAGCCCTCCAATACATTTACCTACAAGCGGACTTGTTTGCCGAGTCCAACCAAAACACCATAAACCACTCCCTGAATGCCCCTGCCAATCCCGAACAATAACGAAAGCAAAGAAGGCTTCATCGGTCGCTGCATGAGCAATAACCAAACCAATGCGGAGTTCCCTGATACGGCTCAAAGATTGGCCGTTTGCGGCTCAACGTGGGAGAATCACAAAAGGCAGCAGTTCGAGTCATACTCCGACTACGGCCAAGAGATTAGGGCCAATGCAAAGAGGGGGATAGAACTGAACGAGCGGAACGGCAACAAGTGCGCTACTCAGACAGGCAAGGTCCGGGCGCAGCAGTTAGCGAATGGCGAACCCATCTCGGTGGAAACCATCAAGCGGATGCACTCCTACCTGTCAAGGGCTGAAACCTACTACGACAACGCAGACGATACCAGCGACTGCGGTTACATCTCGTACTTGTTGTGGGGTGGCAAGTCGGCTCTCTCATGGAGCAGGAACAAACTTCGGGAACTTGGCGAACTCGAAGGCGAAGGATGACGAAGCCCAAGTGCAGGCTCGGATGGACTCGCTTATGATGGTCATAACGACCCTCTGCGACTGCATCGGAGCGGTGGATGAGTCCAATGCCCCGAACCAGTACGAAGTGAAAATGAAAATCGTAAACAAGATAAGCGACCTAATCGACAAAATCGAATACTGATGGGAACCAGCAAGGGCAACGGCAAGTACATCGAAACTCCCGAAAAGATGTGGGAGTACTTTGAGGCATACCGGGCAGGGGTCAAGGCAAACCCAAGGACCAAGACGGTATTCCCCGGCAAGGATGCTATCCCCCAGCATGAGCCTTTGGAGCGACCCTTGACCTTAGAAGGCTTTGAAAACTGGTGTGCGGATGCAGGTATCATTGAGGACCTTGGGACCTATTTCACAAACAGGGACAAGCGATATGACGACTATGTAGCCATCTGTTCACGCATAAAACGGGTCATCCGTCAAGACCAAATCGAAGGGGGTATGGTCGGTCAGTACAACGCAAGCA